CACCACGGCGCGGGTCGTATTTGCGTGTGATATCTGTACGGTAATACTGCCAGGCGGCATAGGGTGCGATCTGCTTGATCTTACCCGAGCCGATAACAGTACCAAGCGTGGCGCTCTTAATGAGCATGGAAGTCTGGAGCGGAGTATATGGGGACATGAGGCGGAGGACTTCAGAGTCGATAAAGGCCTGTGTACGGAGAAAACTCTGGGTGTGCCGAGCCCCGAATGCCGGGTCCCATTGCAGCCGTGCGGTGACGGCGCCGTTCCCGTTTTTGATCTGTGTAACACTGCCGCGCGGCGTGGTGATGGTCAGCAAAGCCATGTTATTCGCCCTCGATCCGCCAGTGCTGCATCTGCAGGCTGCCGCGCCGGTTGTCCCGGATGCGCAGGACTTTAAAACTGTCCGGGAACATTTTCAGCACATCCGCAGAACTCGTGACTGCAGCGGACACAAGGCCTGGGGTGATCATGTCGCCTACATCCACGGCGATGGCGTCCCGGGTAAAGATGCGCACGGTCAGCGTATCGCTGGCGGTCTCTCCGGCCGTACCGGGCTGAGCGCCTTTTTTCGAGTACCAGCTCACACCCGGAAACTGCGTACAGCTCCAGACGTCCCGCCGCGCAGCTTCGTCCCACTCTTTGTGGAACAGGGTACAGTCTGCGTTTTTAACGCCGTTCACGGCTGCACCCCCGTATACAGGAGATTGACGGGCCGGCACAGGTATTTGCGGCAGATGTGCAGCCGGGCGGCGTCCGTCGCGTCCTGAAGGCTGCTGTTCTCTGTGCTGCCGCGATAGGTCACGCTGTACCCATCCACGCTCTCGCCGGCCACAGCCCCGCCTTTGGTGGCGAGGACGGCCTCATCCTGCTGCAGCATGGTATCCGCCAGCTCGCAGCAGCACAGCGCCAGCGCGTCCCGCATGGACTCCGGCGCGGCTGCGGCACGGCCCTGTGTGGCCCGGTCGATCTCCAGGCTTGACCGGGAGCTCCAGCGCTCGAACTCCTGGGCAGTCATGCTTCCATGCCACGTCCGGTTGTAGAAATCCCAGTTCGCATAGGCCATACCGGCCGCCTCCCTCCGTTATTCCTCGCCCGGCACCGGTGCGTCGGCGTGTTCTTTGGCGATATGGTCCGCCAGGCCCTTTTCCGTTTTGTACTCCTTGCCGCAGTGTGGGCAGGCGAACACAGCGGACGGCTGCACAGCCGCAGCGGGCGCCACGGCCGCAGGGGCCGGGGCTGCGTATGTTTTACCGATCAATTTGCCCATGATATTCTCCTTTCTCAGACGCCGGCGGCCTTATGATGGCAGAACACACCGGCGAGTTTATTTGCGTAGACGTCCGCGATGCCGACGTTGCGGTACCCGTACTTCCAGGCGTCCCCGGTCTGGTTCTGCTCCGGGGAAATGATCTTCGGAGCCACATGCTTCTGGAACTGGATAAGCGCCGGAGTATGGAGGATCATGAAGTTGATCTCCGCGCCGGCCACAGCCTTGACATAGTCGCCGGCGGCGGGCTTGTATGCAGGATCGGCAACGGGCGTGACATCGGATGCCTTGATCTGTGCGCCGGACACACTGCCGGAATCCAGGATGACCTCCAGAGCGCCGGTATCGCCCTGCGCGCACTTGACGTAGTGCTTGCCGTACTTCCGGAAACCGCCGGCCTTTTCGCCGTCTTTACCGCTCAACTGCTCGATGGCGGTGTAGAATCGGCGCTGGGGCACAGGCTTGACGGACGCAAAGCTCTCCAGGACTTCCCGCGACTTGTAGCTGTCCATATCCTTGATGGCGCGCAGCAGCGTGGAAGTGATGCGCAGGTGGCGCTGGTCGGACGGCACCTCATTTTCGTCCATCTCGGTCACGGCGGCGCTGATGGCCGCGATCACGTCCGCGCCGCTGGAGAGCGTGGCCTCCGCGGAACTGATGCCGGGCTTGCCAGCATAACAGGCGAAGCGGAAGGCGTCCAGCTCCGGCACGACCTTCGTGCGGATGAACTCCGCGGCCAGGCGGCCAAAAGCGAGGCCCGCGGTCTCGGCATTGTCCATCGTATCCACGGTGAACATACGGCCGCGGTCGAAATTGCACTGCACGGTCCGGTTCTCCATCTTAACGTCGCCATCCACGTATCCGCCGTTGCGGTCGTAATCGGCCAGGCCGTCCATCTCCAGCATGGGGATGATGAGCTCGTTGGCGTTGGCGCCCTGGCGTGCGAGCTCCGGCGCGCCGTCCAGGTCGGACGTACAGGACGCCAGCTTGTACACTTCGTCCAGCATGGGGACGTAGGATTTTGCGAGTTCAATGAGATTGGCCATTGTTTTTTCCTCTCTTTCTCAACGTTATTTCTTCTCTGCGGGCAGGCCCATGGCCGCGCGCATGGCAGCGTCGTCCGCCGCAGCGGAAGCGGAGCCTGTGCCGCCGGCATAGGGAGGCGGAGGCGGCGTCTGGTCCTCGAATGCGTAGGCGCTGTTCTTCAGCAGATCGTTAAACAGGGCCTTGCCGTCTGCGTCCCGGTTCTGGCTCTTGCGCAAAGCGTCCATACGCTCCGTGCCCGCCAGCGTGCGGATCACCGCGCCGTCACGGCCGTGGTTCTGTGCCACCAAGCCGTCAAACCAGGTATCGAATTTGTACGCATCCAACTGCGCAGCGGCATCTTTTTCCGCCCGCTCAGCCTTGGCCTTGTATTCCGCTGCCTCCTTGCGCACGGCCTCGATATCCTTGTCTGCAGCCTGCAGGCCCTCGATGGTCTTGTTGGCCTCCGCCAGCTGGGCCTTCGCGTTCTTCAGCTCCGTGGACTTGGCCTCGAAATCGGCCTTCGCCGTGAAGCGTTTGCCGATCTCTGTGGCGACGGTCTTGTCGATGTCCTCGGTGTATGCGTCCCCGAGGAGGGTTTTCAGCCAGTCAAACGTCATGTCTTTTTGCTCCTTTCGTATGATGGGTGGATGTTCGTCAGCCGCTGTCCTTTTTATCCGGCCAGTCCCGGTACTGCGGCGCCCGTTTTGTTGTCCGCCGGGCCGGCGGTAAAAACAATTTAAAAATGCCCTTAAAACACCGGTTACAGGTGCTTTAAAGGGCATTGTAAAAGGGACCCGCGGACGGGTCCCTTTATACCTTATTTAATAGAAGCTATTTCTTCAGCCGCTCGATGTTGGCTTTCACGGATTTGTAGTTAATTTCGCCGGGCGCGATCAGCTCAAAATTCGGACATTCGTGGTATTCCTCAAATCGGATACCCTCCGGGATTTTTTGGGGGTATTTTTTGCAGGAATGCTTGCCCCGGTGCCACAGCTTACAGCCATTGCACATAGGTACGGAAGCAATTCCCCAGCAATCCTGGCTCATCATGGAGGGGCTGAATTTCTCTTCGCTGCTCACGGCTTTATCACCTCAGCTTTAATATATACCTTATCACCGGACGTGTCAACGGAAAGGAGTCTGTACTTCAGTCCGCGCGCGAACAGGACCTCATCCTGCAGCTTGTACTGCGGGTGAGCAAGGTCTCGTATGTACAAAGCACCCTGATACCCAGCGGGCACATGCAACTCAATCACTGTGTCGCGGCCCGGTAGTCCAAGTTGCCGGAAGCTGGTCGAAGTAAATATGCGATTGGGTATTGTCTGCCCAATGAAATTTCCAATCGTATTTTTATCAGGCTGCGCTCCATTGTCAAATTCCAAAAAGCTCAGCGAAGTCTCGCGGTACAGCGTGATGTTGTTTGGTACCGTGCCTTTAGCCAGCGCGCTGTCCAGAACGGCGATCTTTTCCCGCGTCGCTGCGTTGATGCGCCCGTGCCGGATCGCGCTGTTGATCGCCGTTGCGTCAAACCCCGTGTACTGCGTAAGCTGCGCCCGCTCCGCCTCGGTAAGAGCAGAAAGCTGCACGCGCATCGCATCTTTGGCACGCAGTGTGGACGTGCCCATTCCCAGCTTTCTGGCCGCCCATGCGGCCTTGCTGGCCTCGCTGCGTCCGAAGGCCGCCACCATGGTCCGCCAGTTCTCCGGCTCCTGCCCGGTCTCACGGCAAAACCGCTCGTATTCCCGCCGCTGGTTCTGCAGCCGGATCTGACGCTCCTTCAGCAGCTGCTCATCGCCCTCGGTTGCGAGAATGTCGTATTTTGTCTGGCTGATCAGGCTCTCCAGCTGGCGCTTGCGGTCCCTGGCCTCGCTCAGTGTATAGTGCTGCCCATTGTACCAGACGCCTTTTTCGTTGTCGTCCAGATACTTCTGCAGCTGCTCATCGCTGTATGCGCGCGGGCTGACGCCCAGCCGGATGGGATACACAAGATGCCGGCAGTTCCACCACCCGAATTTTCGGGCCAGGCTGTTGTTGATCCGGTCATATTCTTCTTTCGAATATTGGCGGCCCTGATAGAGCGCATGGTCAGGCGCCGGGGCAGGATGCGCGCTGATCTCCCAGCCGTCTGCGCCAATGGCGTCGTAGTTCATCTGATTCACAGCGTTGAACATTTCGCCCATGCGGTTCGTGATGTAGCTGCGCACCGCATATTCAAGACGGTAGCTCCGCCCGTCTTTGCCGGGAATGACGCGCAGGCCCCGTTCCAGCAGCTTTTTTGTAGCCTCCCGGACCGCGGTCTGAAAGTCATATGTGCCCGTGGCGGTCTGCATCCACGCAAAATCCATGATCTTGCCATAGGCTTCTTTCACCGTGTACAGCTTGCCGTCCGGCCCAGGCGCCCACAGCCCCTCATAGTCCGCGGCAGATGCTTTTTTCGATACCGTGCCGTAGGCTTCCACCAACTGGCGCAGCTCCGCATTTTCCTCGAACAGGACCGTTTCGTCCTTCAGCTCCTCGAACAGCATGTCGATGGCGGCGTCTGAAATTTTCAGCTGCTCCGCAATCGCCGCCTTGATGGCCTTTTCAGCGAGGCCGAGCTGCTCGGCCCGGTAAATCTGGTATTCCGCCGTGGACGTGATGCCGCCGGCGCCGCGCACGCGCCGCACGATATCACGCAGCAGCGTCTCCCAAATCGGCTCCGCGATCGCGGCGGCTCTCTTGCGCAGCTCCTCAAGTTTTTCATCGTCATACATTTAGCGCAGCCTTTCCACTTCGTTCAACGGTTCGGCGTTGGCATCCGGCATGTACTTCTCACGGATCGCCTTCCAGTCCTCCTCCGTCTCGCAGGGCATGTCATACCGGTGGCCCAGCGCGATCTCCGGCCGCAGATAGCCCAGGCGTACCAGCTCGCACTCCTGCTGCCATTCTTTGTCCGGGTCGTACAAAACACCGTTGCCCCAGGTGATGGCCAGCTGCTCCGTTACGTCCCAGGCGCTCTGGTCGCAGTACCGGTACATCTGGCCAAGGGAATCGCAGATGCGCAGATAGTCCCGCACGCCGTCGAACCACACACTCTGCAGGTCCTGCAGGCTGAGGTTGTAGTCACCGGCCGTGCTGGCGATCTCGAACGCTGTTTTCTCCACCTCCTGGGCGTCGCTCAGCAGGCCGCGCTTGAGGCCGATCAGATTCTCGACGGTCCGCAGATATTCCTGCGTCCGGGCTTCGTAGGCCTCCTGCCGCAAAGCCGGGCTGAACACCGTAAGCCCGGCGCGCTGCTGGTCGTTGGTGAATGCCGGTCCGATGTTCTCGAACACGCTGTCCTCAAGCCGCCGCTCACCGTCCGGGCCGCTGCGCAGCATCTCGCCCGGCGCAACGATCCGATGGCGTCCCAGTTCGAACTCCCTGCCGTGCAGGTATTCCATGCGGTCTATGTTTTGGATGACCTGCATGGCCGGCTCGTAAATGCTCACGGCGTCCGCGCTGCCGTCCACACAGTTCACCAGCGGCACGCGCAGCACCGCGAGCCCCAGCCCGCCCACAGGGCGGGGATAGGTATATCGGTCCGGCAGCGCTTCGTACTGTGCCAGACGCGTAAGCGAAACGCGGATTCCGAGCGAATGGCGGTCGGACGACTCAAACAGCTTGTTCTCAATGGTGAGATAGCCGGCCGCGTCCACGGTACGCTTTTCCAGCAGCGTGTAATATTTCCCGCCGCTGGCCATTTCCTCCGCCGTGCCGATGCTAGTGATATGACCATCGCCGTCCCGGGCCAGGATGACCGCCCTGTTCCGCCGGATGGGCTGAGGGCGGAACACGGTTTTCCCGTCCGGCCCGGTCCTGGGCACCGGCTTGACATACACTTCGCCGCCTACCAGCATCCACTGCATGATATCGCTTTTTGCCAGGTCCAGCAAAGACAGGTTGGCGTCCATCCATGCGCCCTTGGACGTTTTCTCTTTGTCCAGGATATCCGATTTGTACTCAGCGAAAACGCCTTTGTCCAGCTTATGCACGATGGTATACGCAAGGCGCGTGCAAGGGTCTTTTTTATCTCCGGCTTCCTGACGAAAATATATTCCGAACCACTCTTTGATGGCCGCACGCATGGCGGACGTGGTGACGTCCGGAGAACCGAAGCCCTGCGCCGTACTTATGACGCTATTATCCGTCAGAGCCTTCAGCGCTTCGATCAGCATATGCACCGCCTCCCTCTACATTTACCTCAACATGCATACCGTGCCGGAGCGCATGCTCCAGGCCGTCTGTATATGCCCGCAGCGTCCGGTATTCCCGCCGCAGCTCCTCGGCCTGGCTGCGCAGCCGTCTGTTTTCTTCCAGAATCGTCTGCACGGCCCAGCTGGGCAGATACCTGCCCACGAGCCAGTCACGCAGCCGCCTCATCACGCACCCCTCCGTGTCCAGATGCGGTTGGTGCCATACCGCACGCCGTCGATGTGGTGGTTGTCCGCGTCCACGTATCCGGGTATGACCTCGCCATCCTTCGCCACCGCGTATTCGTATTCGCTGAACTCTTTTGCCGTATCCGGGCAGCGCACAGGGTCGATGACGATAGCGGAAAGTCCCTGCAGCCACTTCATGGACTGATTCACGCTGCCGGGTCCTTTATTGGCTTCAAAACACCGGATGCCGCAGTCGCGGTAGTCCGCACAGCTCTTTTTCTCCGCAGAATCGGCGATGACATCCTCACCCTCCGGAATGCGGGACTGGACCAGGCGCGCGGTCTCAAAATTGTTGAGCTTTCGCCGGGTGAGCTCATCGAAGATGTACAGCGTGCGGCGGGCGGCGTCGTAGGACATGCGGTTGAATGCCCACGGGTCCGGGTACCAGCCCCAGTCCACGCCCGAGGTGATCTCGTTGAAAGAGTTGATCTGCGCCTTTGTGATGGATTCCAACCGGATGTTGTCGAAAACCTGCGTACCGTTGCCCACGGCCTCGCCGAGATACTCATGACGGTAAGAGGTGGGCTTCGTTTTCTTCAAAAATTCCGCGTCATCAAAAAATCGCTGGCCCAACCAGTCCCGCGGTGTGGTAAGATATGTACTGTGGTGTACGATCTTGCCCGGCTCCGGCTCCAGTGCATACCGGTTTGCCCAGTTGCGCGCCGCGGCCGGAGGGTTGAACGACAGAAACGTCATGGCGAACTCGCCGCCGCGCAGCGTGGACTGCTTGACGTTGCGGATCTCCGCTTCGCCGGCGAACTGGTCAGCTTCTTCAAACCAGTCCAGGCCGATGTACCCGAACGGCAGCTTGATGGATTTGAGCTTTTCCGGCTTGTCTAGGCCGAAGAAAAGGATCTTCTGGCCCGTGGGCAGGTAAGTGATCTCCATGGGGGACACCGTACACCGGAACTTGTTCTGCAGCCCCAGCGCGCCGATGGCCCACTGGATCTGCGCGTACACACTGTTGCGCAGTGTATTGGCAATTTTGCGCAGCACCACGCCATGACATTGCGGATGCTGCAGAAGGAACAGGATGAACTCCACGCTCATGAAACTGGATTTTGTACTGCCGCGGCCGCCCTTGCATACGACGGTATGTGGCCGCTGTGTCTTGATCTGCGTGTGCAGCTCGTAGAACGCGGGGGACATGCATTCACTTAATTTTGATGTCGTCAATGATCTGTACCTCCTCGCCGGCCGTCTGATCCTCTTTTTGCAGGTCCTTGTATAGCCGAATCGCTTCGACGTCGCCAGCAATGCATTTCTTTATCAGAGCGTCATTGATTTCTGCGCCGACGCCTGCGCTGTATTTGTCCATCAGTGCGCGGATCAGCGCCAGGTAATCTCGCTTGCTCGTTTTGGGGTACGCTTCCAGCAGCATCTTTAAATCCTTAAAAATGTTGTACTGGTTTTCCGTTTTTGCTGCCTCGACAGCTTTTAAAAGGGCGTCTACGCTGCTCTGTTGAGTACGTTTCATTCCACGCATCTCCTTCCTGGTTCCTGCACGGCTCCAAATTTCGCCTGTAACGCAAAAAAGCCCCCAGGTATCCGTCTGCACGGCCCGGAGCTTTTGAGCGGTTTTAAATGGTATACAGGGGAAATTAAACGGTATTCCGCAGCGCGGCGGGCAAGAGGGGCGGATTTTCACCGGGCATGCTTCGCCATCCGGCCGTTTCCGCCCGGTTTTTACCCCTCTATGCCCGCCATGGCCACGGGCGGGGGACGAATCACCCCGCTGCTTTCATGGTTTTCTTGTTCTGTTTAATGCCGGTTTTAAATTTTCTGTAACCCGGCATTTAAATACCCTGCTGCCAAAGTTTTCAACGAGTTTTAACGCCCGTTTCAACTTTTCAACAACAGCCTTATGGCTTCAGCCTCATATCTCCGCTGCGCACTACGCAGCGGGGGAACGGGCAGAGCTTGCGGTCGCCCTGGCCGGACGCCCAGACGCACCGCCGGCACAGCTCTGGAGGATATTCCGGACCGTAGCCCGCGAGCCTGTGTGCGGCGTCACGCCGCAAGTCCTTTTTACGATTCACTGCGCATCACCGTCCGCAGGCCGGATACCGAACCGCACCAGATGCCGTTCGTCTCCGGTATCCACCAGTACGCGCGCCCGGCGCGCATGACGGTCGATCTTCACGATCTGAGCCTCACGTCCCGTCAGTGGACCATCTATGACCCGTGGCGTACCGTAGGCGTCGAACGCTACGACGCTTGGCATGAGAGCAGAAGGGGGACCACATAGGCCCCACAGTGCCGCCTCATCCTGCGGCAGCGGCGTGGGATGTTCGTCAAACAGCCCCAGCAGCCGGACGGCTCCCGGCACTTCCTTGATGGCACGATACAGCCGGGGCTCAAAATCCATCCCAACGAATACATAGCCCGGCAGGAGCGTGTATTCCTGTTCGATCCACTGGCCCCGCCTGTGGATCGGCCGCAGTTCCGTCGGCACCCGGGCGTCAAACCCGGCACGTTCAAGCACCGCCCTGGCGTCCTGTTCCCGACCTGTGAGGGCCTGCAGCACATACCATTCCATGCTACAGCCCCTCTTTCCGTTTCTTGTCGAGGAACTGAACGACCTGTCTGTACAGCTCCGGCTTTTCGTCCGCCAGTGCAGAGAACACGGACGCCTGTACTTCATCCAGTGCGGCAGACACCACATCCTTATTCTGGATATCCACGCGTTGCTTGTACGCCATAGCGCGTGTCAGGCCGCTGATCTCTTTCAAAAGTTTATCGGCCCGCATCTCATTCCAGTCTTTGTCGGACTTGGACACGAGGGCCGCCATCATTTTGTGGCTGGCAATGC